TTTCAAGAACTCCATTAACATCAGATACAACAAGAACTTTGGTTGTATTACTCCAACTACTAACTGTTGCAGTTAAATTTGCTGCATCTAATGATCGACCCTCAAACACTACTTCCCCAGTTTGATAGTTTCCTACGCCACTATTTGCATTCATAGTCAATTCACGAAGACCATCTAATTCAAAAATTGAATTGAATGTATTTGCAGTAGACTTTCGAATGATATTACGAGATAGGATTGGACCAAACATATAACCCTTTGCTGTAAATGTTAATGTCCATATTATCATTCTTGTTGTATCTGGTGCGCCAACACTGTCAACATTGTATGAGATGTTTTGCAATATAAATGGAACATCAACTTTTTGATCTGATAATCCTATAACATCAATTGTTACATTGTAGTCTGGATTAAAGAATGGTAAAATTTGTTCAATAATTTGAGTGCCATCTTCAGTGTTACGAACATAGATATTTAATTCAAAATCAAAATTATATGGAGTTGTGCGAATCGACTTTATTGTTGTTTGTGTCTCGGGAGAAAAAGATTCAGTAAACAAACTTCTTTTTCTCATTGGGTCATATGTTATTGATGTTAAATCAAATGACATTCTTGGTAATGTGATTTGAACTTCTTTTGTAAGTTCTGGATCTTGCGTTATGCGTTGATAAAACTTTTCTTTTTGTGAGTATTGCAACGGAACATTAATTCGTTCAATTTCTTGAGTTCCTGCCTTATTATAACGAACCAAACGAATATTATTAAATAATGTGCCAAACGCAACAACCATTTTACGAGTTATACGATGATAAAAGTGAATATTAGATAACATTATGGTTCACCAAATGGATTAATCTCAGTAAAATCTATAATTCCATCAGCTTCTGATTCAAGTATATCATTATCTTCAATATTTCCTACATTAACATTGTTAAGTAAATCTGGTGCTCCGTTTAGAGTCCACTGAGCATTACTTGTTGAGCCTTTAACTAAAGTGCCACCTACAAATGCGCCTTTTACATTTCTTACTTTTAATTTTTGTGTCGGTAGATTCCAACCAGCAACAATTGCTTTCGCTGTCGCAGTTGCAAGATTAGACCCTTGATATACAACCTCAAAGCGTTGGAAAGTGCCTGTGCCACCAGCGTTTAAATTTAATTCTAGAACATTACTTTGTAGATCTGCAATACGATCAATTTCTTCTGTTCCAGTTTGTAGCAGCTCTCCATTATACTTAAATGCTTCTACAGTTAATCCATACATGTATGGATTGATAGAATCTCTACCTAATTGAAAGAAGTTTTTTTCTTCTTGAACAAACTTAATCTCCATCAATTTAAATTGAATTGGTAGATAAATTAGGTCGCCTTCTTTTGGAAGTCTTCGATCAGCACCCATTACTGAAGCAACTTGACGCTCAAATCTTCTTCGAGCAACGCAAAGGCGAGCAGTATCTTGAATTTCGAGACCAAATTTAGAGAAAAATTCTTGATTACCTTCATAATTTTGAAAAGATTCAAGATACATCTCTAACTTAATTGCTTTTCGAAAATATTTTACTGGATCGTCACCAAAAAGTTCATCAATTGATGATTGTGATTCTCTAGGAAGATAGTAAACATCTATACCATGATTCTTAATTGATTCTATAATCAAATCTTCAAGAAGATTTTGCTCAACGGTTGCTCGTTGATTATTAAAATATACACTAGTTGCCATTTTAGCCTACTAAAAATGCAGTTGGTTCTTCGTAAGTATCACGAAGTTTTTCATTTAGTTTTTCTAACTCTGCTGATGCTTCATCATAAATTTGCTGACCGTTGATAACCAAACCACCTGGAAGAACATAATTTCCATACTTCTTTAGATTAGTGCCCCATTGTTGCTTAAACAATGTAGCTGTGTACTCTTTTACCCACAGGTCATTGTATACTTTCTCATATGTTTCTGGATCTACAATTCTATGAGCCTCAAATGCCATAAAATTGCCAACATCAAATCTATCCCAATCAGTAATTACGGTAAGTCTGTTTATATTTTTATTATATGTGTATGGCATCTGACCTGTTATAATCATATCTAACATTGCTAAATGTTCTTGAGCGATAACAAAGTAGGTATAGGATGATGATGTTAGATTATAGAAATCGTTGAGACGCAACTGATAATTAATATCAAACATATTAAAACCAGTCGAAGATGTTGAACCCACAGTTGAACCTGTAAATGCAAATACTCTTGACACACTAACAATATTATCACATAGTTTCAAGTATCCATTTAATTTATCGGCATTTGTTATAGCCTGTGACAAATATACTCTTTCTGTACCATCATAATGATATGTTGAATAATGCTGCAGTGCATCATCGATTCGATCTTCGAGTTGATCGTCATCGACATTGATGTCAATTACAGGAAATCCGAGTTTACGGAGACAGTAATCTTTAAGTTGAGTTCGAGTGCTAGGTTGCGACATTTAGAACCTCTCTAAGTATTCTATATTTAGTCACTCGATTAATTTACCATTTCGAGAGTTATAAACTCGATTTGGGTCCATATGAGAGAATTGCTCCCAGTTTGGCTCTCCTGGCTCGAGTCGTTTACCAACAGTCTCTTCTCCGATATGAACGATTAAATTTTGACCTTCTGGACCCTTTAAAGTTGCAGAATACATTTGATGGAAGAAATTTAGATAAACCATGATCATTCCTTCGTTTACATTAAATTTCCAGTAATCTCTAAACGAATATTCGATCACATTTTTACGATAGAGCGAGAATATGATTGGAAAAGTTTTTACATTTTGGCTATAGTAATAGTTTCCAATTTTAACATCGGTAACATCGATTACGGGTTCAGTTTCATGAAAGTACCATGATTGACGCTGAAGAACGACTGAAGCCATTTTTTCATCTGATTCTAGAATAGTTATCAAGTCGTCAATTCGAATCGGACTCGTCAATAGAACATCGTCCTCTTGATGTAAGATATAGTCATAATCTTGTGTTTTTAACCAATCGAAGAACGCGCTCCAATTAACCGATAGACCCAAGTTAGTCTCGTTAAATCGTAAATTAAAACCATAAACCTTTGAGATTAGGTCAAATATGGCAGGATTCCTATTTCTCGGATAATCGTCGATAATTAATTTATCAACTGTATGATTGCCATAATCTAGATTTTTTAGAGACTCTAGAGTCGGCATCAGATACTTGATTCGATTCGTAGAGAATATTACATGTAAGATCTTCATCAGTACTCTGTATTAAAGAAAAAGGTTTGAAACAATCGACCATTTTGATAATTATTGCCAAAATAGTCTAACGATGCATGATATAAGTTTCCACGATACAGCACAATTCGATTATATTTGTTTGCAACATAATCTGTCTTTTCCCATTTAGTGTAATCGTATCCATCATGATATGGTGCATCGCGATCGATCCTTTCGTATTCTTTTGTTTCTTTCCATCGATACAAGGCAGTTCCAGAAGAAAGTGGTGCATCTGGTGTCAGATAACAAACAGCTGCCCAAGTATTAAAACTATCAGCATGAATCCATGTTCTGTCTTGAGCAGTACAGATTTGAAACGCGCCAGTATATCCAGATTCTTCAAACCAATTAGTGATTTGACCACCCGCATTTTGTATAATGTATTGAAGAGAATTCCTTAAATCATCAGGAAGCCATGGCTTTGTTCGAACTCCAGGATAGTTTCCAGAGACTTCGAAGGGCTGAGACAAAGCATATGCTCTTACTTGATCAGGGTTTTGATAAAAGTCGTCAACAATAATTAAAGTAGTTTTCATTTGTCACCTAGTAGTACATAAATCGTGCTGAGGTACCATCCCACCCTGAAACTATCCAATCAGTCTCAATTATATCCTTTTCGAATGGTCTCGTAAAGTAATATGACAAAGTTTCAATGTCATAATGCGCCATCTTTTCATTGTCTAATAGATTAATAACTGCATCATTCATGTCTATAAACTTGTCAAATTGATGAATACCAAATCCATATAACACGGTGCAATATTGATGCAGTCTGTTATTGTTTTGCTGCGCTCGATAATCTACAAATTGGTATCTCCAATTATCGTTCCATTCAAAATTTAATGGTCGTTTAAAAAATATCTTATCTTTATTCTCTGGGGTAAACAATGCATCGTTAAAATTGAAGTAAAAATACCTACCAGTTGTCTTAATCACATAGTCATATTCTTTAATTTCGTTTTTAAATGTTTTGTAGTAACTATTTAAAAGTGCGCACTCACATAGACTTTTATTTTGATGGTGATTTACAAGATTAAAGATTTCTGGCGCATACTCTTTGACAGGCAAATAATCAACATTCTTAAGATGCCTTAATGTCACAATGTAATCTGCATAATCTTCTGACGAGTCTACAACTACAATCTTATCATTCGGAAATGCTGCTTGTATCGAATTGATTGTAAAGATTGTTTGCCTAAATCGTTCCTCTGCTCCAAAAACAGAGCGAGTTGGACTGTATGTAAAAGTCCCAGGCTTTGGTGCGATAGAAGAACTAACTACAAATAACTTACGCATAAAATGAATTTAAAATAACTTTATCTAAGTATTGCTTATGCTTCATGTGAATAACTTCGTCAGAGAAATTTAATCCCCATGATCGACAATCGCACAAGTCTATTTTATCTATTAAATTCATAGCATTTAATAGTGATTTGAAATCCCTCACTCGATATCCTGTTTTCCCCTCGAGAACAATCTCTGGAAATGCACCCCAATCAGTTGTAATCACAGGTGTACCAGAAAGATTTGCTTCAATGATCATATTACCAAATGGTTCAACATAGTGTGTTAGTCCAAACAAACACTTTGCATTTTTCATCAATTGTTTTCGCTGCTCTGCATTTGCAACGCCAAACATTTCAACGTGATTTGGTATTCTATCATAACCTAATGCTTGCAACGATCCAGGACCAGCGACGACGAGTTTCTTGCCCATCTTTTCTGTTGCTTGAATGGCTAGATGTACACCTTTTTCTTCACACACTCTACCAAAATACAAGAAATAATCTTCTTTCTTTTCACTATATTCAAATTCACTTACTGTAAATGGATTGCCGATTACATCATCGAACCAGCTTGGCGACATTAACATGTCACGATCACCATAAAAATAATGCATGTTTGCATATGATGTGAATACTCTATATGGAGCAAACACGCCATTGGCGCGATATCCAATTGATGGTTCAACAATTTTACATCCAGGATTCATATCACAAGCAACTTTATTATCCACACCAAAAAAGCAAACGATAATATCGCCTGTGCTTGCTCGCTCTTGAATCTCTTTACCTGCTAACAAATTAAATTCGTTAATTTCAACTGGTGTTGTTGGAATGTCGACATGCTCGCAGTCGACTTGTGCGCCTGGAACTCCATAATGAATCATATGGAAATGTTGAGACAAATGTTTGATATACTTGTGTGCATGAACTGCAAATGGATCAACGCGATTCATCAACCCAGTAGGATTGCGCGGATTTGCTAACACATGTATTTTCATAATAAACTCATAAAATAATATAATCTATTTATCGAACTTATCGAAGGTCCTTCATAGTCAAAGTGCCCCAATATGTCGTACCACCATCATATGTGATAAATGTCCACAAGTCACGAGCATTTGCATCTGTTGTCGCAGGAGGAATAGATCCACCAGCCCAATAAATTGTATTGGAGAATGATGGCAATCTTCCACCAGTTCCATCTTGCGACAATAATAGCGAGAACATTTGACCTGTTCCAGAAGTTGGTGCGTCCGTGAATGTAAATGTCACATTTGCTGTTAATGTATGACGGAAATAGTTAGCAGTTGTAAGACTGACAGTATTTGCGCCATTAGTGTTTGTATTCGAAACCATAAAGTCTTTTACAGCTTTAAGCGTTGCACCTTCATTTGGTCCAGTTGGACCTGTGTTGCCTTGAGGACCTTGAGGACCTTGTGGTCCTTGAGGACCTTGTGGACCTTGTGGACCTTGAGGACCAGTGACACCTTGTGGACCTTGAGGACCTTGAGGACCTTGAGGACCAATCACACCTTGAGGACCTTGTGGTCCTGTATCACCAATGACACCTTGTGGACCCTGTGGACCCTGTGGACCAGTGACACCTTGCGGACCTTGTGGTCCTTGTGGACCAGTGACACCTTGTGGACCTTGAGGACCTTGAGGACCAATCACACCTTGAGGACCTTGTGGACCTGCGTCACCTTTATCACCAGTACGAACAAATGTGATGATGACATTAGTGCTATTTGAGAAGTTTGATCCGACAAGTGTTGTATTCAATCCAGCAACAGGAACAACGAACCAATCAGTAACATGAAGATGAGTACCGTTAATATTGAAAAATGCATATTCTAAAACGTTTGCAGAATTTGCAATCTTGAACGTGCCTTTGATTGTTGATGTTGAGTCATCGATTGTGTTCAGGTAATTAAACACATTTGCGCTTAAACGATCGATGTTATCAATATACATCTCAGTTGCAGATAGAAGTGTTGCATTATTAAACTTGACGAAACCAGCTGTTGGATCGGTGTTTGCTGTATTAGCACTAAACACATAATCAAATGTTGCTCCACCAAATTCACCAGTATCACCCTTAACACCTTGTGGTCCTTGTGGACCCTGAGGACCCTGTGGACCTGTATCACCTTGAGGACCTTGAGGACCAGTCACACCTTGAGGACCCTGTGGACCTTGTGGACCAGTCACACCTTGAGGACCCTGTGGACCCTGTGCACCAGTGACACCTTGAGGACCTTGTGGACCCTGTGCACCAGTGACACCTTGAGGACCTTGTGGACCTTGCGGACCAGCAACACTTGACGCATCACCTTGTGGTCCTTGTGGACCTTGAGGACCAGCACCTTGCGGACCCTGTGGACCTTGCGGACCTTGAGGACCTTGAGGACCAACATCACCAGTTGATCCAATTGAACCTTGTGGTCCTTGTGGTCCCTGTGGACCTTGTGGACCAATAGGACCAACATCACTAATATTAATCACACCCTGCATCGATGCGTGGAATTGGCAAACATAATAAAGAGTACTTGGTGCATCATAAGGAACAGCGAATGTTAGCGTTCCAACTTGAGTGCCGTTATTTGTAATGCCTGATGAATATATATTTCCAGAACTATATGCACCAGAAACTGTTTGAATCCAGAAAGGGTGTCCAGAAGCACTTATACTAAATTCATAAGTAAATCCACGCAGTAAATTTAATGTTGGATTGCTAGAACCATCGATTGAATAAGCACCAGCTCCGACATTCGTCACTGTATATGTTCTTGCACCAGTGACGCCCTGCGGACCTTGCGGACCAATTGCTCCCTGTGGACCCTGTGGACCAGCAACACTTGACGCAGCACCTTGTGGTCCTTGTGGACCTTGTGGTCCTTGTGGACCAGCAACAGTTGATGCATCACCTTGAGGACCTTGCGGACCTTGTGGACCAGCACCCTGTGGACCTTGTGGTCCTTGTGGACCTGTTGGTCCTGTGTCACCAGTAGAACCTTGCGGACCCTGTGGACCCTGTGGTCCAGCAACACTTGATGCATCACCTTGTGGACCCTGTGGACCCTGTGGACCAGTATCACCTGTTAAACCCTGAATGCCTTGTGAACCTTGTGCGCCTTGATTACCTTGAGCACCAGATGGACCCTGTGGTCCTTGTGGACCAGCAACACTTGATGCAGCACCTTGTGCACCAGATGGACCTTGAGGACCTTGTGGTCCTTGTGGACCAGTATCACCTGTTAAACCTTGAATGCCTTGTGCACCTTGATTACCTTGAGCACCAGATGGACCAGATGGACCCTGAGGACCAGCAACTGTTGAATCTGCGCCAGTTGGACCTTGTGGACCCTGTGGACCCTGTGGACCAACAACACCCTGTGGACCTTGTGCACCAGTATTACCACCTGGACCAGTTGGACCTTGTGGTCCAGGATTGCCTGTATCACCAGTTACACCTTGTGGACCTTGAGGACCAACTGGACCCACATCACTGATAACAATTGTACCAGCCATTGAAGAATGGTTTTGGCAAACATAATAAAGAGTATTTGGTGCATTATATGGAACCGCAAATATTACAGTGCCAACATCCTCACCATTATTTGTTACACCACTACTGTAGATATTACCAGAACTGTATGCACCAGAAACTGTTTGGATCCAGAAAGGATGTCCAGATGCATTTACAAAGAATTCATATGTGAATCCGCGCATCAAATACAATGTAGGATCATTTGCGCCATCAATCACATAATGACTGGCACCACTATTCGTTACAGTGTAATTTCTTGCACCAGTGACACCTTGTGGTCCTTGTGGACCTTGGGGACCCTGTGGACCTTGTGGACCTTGAGGACCTTGTGGACCTTGGGGACCTTGTGGACCAGCACCTTGCGGACCTTGTGGACCTTGTGGACCTTGTGGACCTGTATCACCTTTATCACCAGTACGAACAAATGTGATGATGACATTGGTAGAATTTGAAAAACTTGTAACACCACTTAAATGTGCAACAGGAACAGAGAAATAACTTGAAACGTGTTCGTGAGATCCATTAATATTAAAGTATGCAAATTCACTTACATTTGCAGTATTTGCAACTTTAAATGTTCCTTTGATTGTTGACGTAGAGTCATCAATAGTTTGCAAATAATTAAATACGTTTGCAGTACTTAAATCTGTAAAGTCGATATACAATCGTGATACAGAAGAAAATGTTATATTATCGAATTTTAAATTTGCTACACCAGGATCTGTGTTTGCAGTATTTGTTAAGTAGATGTACTCAAAAGTTGCGCCACCAAATTCACCCTGATCACCTTTAGCACCAGATGGACCTTGTGGACCAGTGACGCCTTGTGGACCTTGAGGACCTTGAGGACCTGTATCACCCTGTGGACCTTGCGGACCAGGAACATTTGACACGCCAGAAGGACCTTGTGGACCTGTATCACCCTGTGGACCTTGTGGACCAGCGACACCTTGTGGACCAGCGACACCTTGTGGACCAGATGGACCAGATGGACCTTGTCCACCAGTATCACCTGTTAAACCTTGAATGCCTTGTGCACCTTGATTACCTTGAGCACCAGATGGACCTTGTGCACCAGCGACACCCTGTGGACCAGCGACACCTTGTGGACCTTGTGGTCCCGCAACACCTTGAGGACCTTGAGGACCTTGTGGACCAGTATCACCTGTTAAACCTTGAATGCCTTGTGCACCTTGATTACCTTGATTACCTTGAGCACCAGATGGACCTTGTGCACCAGTGACGCCTTGCGGACCTTGTGGTCC